TTGCTTCGAACCATTCTTTGACGCCAAATTTATTGTGCATCATATAAATGTCATTAGCCCAATCGCTCATTATTATACTCCATTTTTAAAATTATACCACAGATCACAAAGATTGTAAACATCTATATGTATCTTGCCAAGAATTAACTGCAACAGTTTTACATCCTGTACAGTTTTCTAAAGCTTTTGCTAAAGGATAATCATTACCACCTTCATGAGTTTTATCACCAAAAAATGTAATAGGTAGTTCAATCCAATTTATCACTTGACTCTTATCAGCTCCTATAGGATATATGTCTATTCCAGTTTCACCTGCTACATCTGCTTGCAAGTTGAACTTATCCATAAAAGCTTCAGCTATATTATTTCTTTCGTTTTTATGTTCATCCCATTCTTTGTACATAACTCTTTCTTCAAAGTTACAGTTTCTTCCAACAATACTAAAGTTAACCATGCCAGGACGTTTTTCTACATGTCTACCTGTTTTTCTATAAAAGGCACTACTGTGCAATTTATCTAACAACCAAAGTTCTGCTTTTTCCGGTAACTGCCAGTTAGTTTCAAAAACTACTTTACCTTTTTTATAGACTGAGTTTCCTGCACACTGAAACATATGTGTAAGATTATTGCATATATCTTCACCTAGTTGCTCTAGTGTTTTATCATAATCAGAACCAGTAGCAGTATAACACCTATGCTTTTTAATAAAATCAAGAAAGAATTCTTCAAATTCAGGATCTATTCTTTGTCTGCTATCAGTAAGCGTTCCATCCACATCAAAAATATAATTCATGCAAAAAATTCCTCTAAGGTTGCTTCTTCTTTTACTGACCAACCAACTGCTTCAAGTATAGGTGTTATGGGTTCAATAAAAGTTTTTTCAAATTGAATGTCATAGTCTATGTATTTATGAAGGTTAAACTCTGGTGGAAGATAATCAGGAAACGATATAATATTCTCACGTATTGGATTAGGTAATTTTAAATAAGAATATTTTATCTTTTCACCAGACTGTATAGCACCATATCTTTTAGTAAGAGCTTTGTCTTGTAGTTCATGATTATAAAGTAATGCACCTCTTACATGAATAGGTGTACCTTTTCCATATATGTTTCTTCTATCTTTCCACTTATCGATTTGACTTACACCACGAGGAAAAGCAACTTGTTCCGGTGGTAAAGTCTTAAACCATTCTCTAAACTCGTCAATGAATCTACGTGTAGCTTGTTGATCGCCAGTAACCATGATTTTAAATATTGCTTTGAATTTATCTCTTACAACTTCTGGGGTAGAAGATTTAATAGCTTCAATACCCATGATCTTGAGTTTAGGCTCAGCATATTGAACACCTTCATTATTATGTACGTTAAGTATATATCGCTTTTTAGCAGTCCATATACCGCGGTCGGCAATTACTTCACGACCCATTTCCATTCTATTGGTAAAGGCATTCATGTATTGGAATAGTCGATCGTAAGCCGCCGCGATAATCTTTTCAAAGTGATCTTGACATATTTTATCAAGTGCTTGAACTGGATCAGGAGGATTTAGCTTTTTAACTAAAGGACCCATATTGATATAAACTGAATCGGTATCAATTGCTATAACGTAATCTTTATTAGTCTTTAGTATCTTATTCATTTCTTTGTTGATAGCTTCTTCCGCCCACTTAATTGATAATTGACCAGTGAGTGTAACAGATTCAGCAAGAGCATTATCAAAATACTTAAAGTATTTGTTAGCCAAAGCACCATAAAGAGAGTTCAAAAGAATTTTAATTGCCATCTGATTATTTTCGAGTTGATTAATTTCAGATTCAAGTCTTACATCTTTTGTTTTTTCATATGCTGATTTTGCATCTAGCATTTTACGTTTTATCTGAGAACGTTCATCATAATATTCTGTGATGAGCTCAGGTATGATACCTTGCTTGTCTTTCATGAAAGGAACACCAGACGCAGTGACAGAAAATTCATCTGACATTTTCTTACCAGGTTCATAATCATTTAGATAAGAATTGGCGCCAGATGCAAATCTATTTGTATAATCTTTTACGAGTGTTTCAGGTGAAATATTATATTGAACAATAATATTAGGATACAGCGAGTTTAAATCGAAAGACACTACCCAATCGTGTCCACCAACTTGAGGATCTTTGACATATCCGCCTGCGATGGAATGATTTCCAGTTGAACCCCATCCAGAAGTTACACCGGCTGGATTTTTCTTAGATGTTTCTGTAGCACCAACAACAGCGTAAGGTACTTTATTAATTTGTTTTATAGGTGAAACTATATTCTTACTGAGTAGTCTACGATATATGATAGATTCCCATATGTTAGTTACACCAAATGTATCTTGTACATTTACACCACCTTTATACGCCATAGTTAAAGCTAAAGATATGAGACCCATCTTAGCATCAATACGATCAACTAGCTGAACATCTTTTATGTTATAGTCAATGAACTTTTGGTGATTTTCTTTATATAACGTATATAGGTTACCAAACTCTTCGTATGATAGTTTCTTTTCACCAAGAACTACATATGCAATATGATCAAGTTTATATGATTCTTGTGCACCATAAGAGTATCCAAACTTTTGAAATAGTTCTAAGTAATCTGCTTGTTGTATTCCTACAATTTCATAACCAGGTAGTTCTCGTCCGCCTTTAAATATGTTGCGTTCATTAACCATTTTCCAAGGAGAAAGCTTTCTGACATGTTCTTCTCCACCAAGGTTGCGTATACGATTTACAAGGTATGGAATATCAAAGAAGCGGGTGTTCCAGCCAGTTATAAGATCAGGCCAATTCTTATTCCAATAGTTTATAAACTTTACAAGAAGTTCAGCTTCGGTTTTACATTGGTGATATTGTATAAGTGATCCGTCAAGGTCTAGTTCACTCTTAGCTGGATCGTAGTGATCCAAACCCCATACTTGATATATGGTTGATTTACTAGACTTCAAAGCAATTGATATGATAGGATACGCAGCTTCTTCAGGCGTAGGGAATCCATCATCACTTGCTACCTCAATATCAAAGTTTACAACGTTTACGTGATGAGGATCAAACTTTATATTGTTAGGAAACTTTTCTGTTATGAATTGATGTATATAATTTGTAGTGCCGTATGCTTTGAAGTTATCCATTTCTTCATATGTTTGAAGAAACTCTTTAGCTTCTTTCATATTAGCAAATTGTACAGAATCAATATCTGTACCATCAAATGATTTCCATTTGCTAGGTTCTTTTGATTTTACAAATAGGGTTGGTTTAAATTTTATTTCGTCTCTAATCGCAGTGCCATTATCAGTGTATCCACGATATAAAATCGTATTGCCACGACGATTTACAGAAGTATAGAATGCCAAAGTATTACCTCCATCTTTAGACTCTATTCTACCATAAAAAAAGGGGTTTGTAAACCCCTTAAATTTTATTTTTTGTCAGTGACAAACTCATATAATTTATCAGCTTGTTCTTTAATTTCTTCGGGGGTTATTGCTTTCGGAATGTAATTCTTATAAGCATCCATTGCTTGTTCAGCGTTATCTTTATACATTTCCATAGCTTTATAAGCGAGTTCCATTTGGATATCGTATTGCTTATCAAGCATATCTTTTGCCATGTTTAAAACGTCATAGCGTATTTGGTAAGGGTTTGCCATATTATTTCTCCTGTGTCTGTGTGTAGGCTTTTTCATTACATACATAAGTCTTCATACTTTGTAGTATGAGTCCTATGTTTACTTAAGTCATAATCATTCTTCTCCGGGCTGTTCACCCATTGAATGAAGATACGCAATAAGGTCCGCACGTTTTGTTTCCTTCTTCTCTTTATACATCATCTTCGTTCCTTTAACTAATTTCTTTGAATTAGTCAACCAGGCGTCCATTAGTTCATCTGTCCACTCTGGATTTTCTTCCGCCCATGCAGCGAACTTCTTACTATATTTATAATCTTCATTGGTTCCAACACCTCTGTTCATAATATTCCAGAGATTAGGACCTGTTTTATTTTTATCACCTTCTGCTATTGAGTGACAGGATTTACACTTCTTAAATCCTTTTTCGCCTTTTGCTACATCTGCTGCATAAAGCGAACTGCAACCAGCAGTGAATAATACTGTTGCTGTTAGTAAAGTTTTAATCATCCTCTGTTTCCTCTTAGTGCAAAAAACAATCCACCTACCCATAGAAATACGTGTAGATTGTCATATAAAAGTACGTCTGTTAAACTTTCTGGTTCTCCTATCCAAATGACTCCTGTCATTATACAACAAATAGTAATACCACTGAAGCGTGTTATCATATCGCCGATCATTGGCAAGTAACATTTTTTAAAGATTGGAAACCAGGGCTTGGTGAGTAAACCGCCAACAAGTAATCCTATACCTGCTCCTATTTCTCCATATGTTACAACCCACCAAACGAGTGCAGGTAGTTCAAATGCTTCTGCATCTTCTACAGAGAAAGGAAGTTTAGATATACCTTGTTGTAGGAAAACAATTGCAATTGGTATTCTTAAAAGCCAATGGCTTAAACAAAAGTCAGGTATTCTGTTCCATAGATTCATAGCTTTTCTTTCGTGATGTTGAAGGGGCCTGTCGGCCCCTCAAGTTTTTATTTATCGTCTCTCAACTTAACTAATTGTAGCATACACTTCTTTGCCTCCTCGTGGTAGCCATTTCTGGCTAGCTCCGCTGCCGCTCTCGAATATCCCGCTATCTGCGTATATCGATCTACAGAAGACCACAAACCCGACAAGGGTGAGAATATATAATTGCTTACTATTGCTGTCATTAGACCCACCCCTTTAAATTGTGGTTGGTCTCTGATTTTTTCATATCTACATGGCTATTAGCTACTGAGCGAATATCGCCTCGTGCTATACCAATGTCATTCAATTCATAATCAGTTAACGATTGTAGTTCTTTTATCGTCTGATTGCGTCTTTTTCTAAGTTGTCTGTTTGTATTAACGCCCTTAAAAAAAGATAGTAGAGCATCAATCGGACTCTGTAAGTAGTTGCTTATCGCTAGTATGTGTTGTGTCATTTTGTTCCTCGCTTTGACCAATGTTGATTTTACGAGGACGCATTTCTTCAGGGACGACGTACTTCAGTTCGATTGCAAGAATGCCATCCTGAATATCTGCTCCGTGCACTTGTACGTGCTCAGACA